CTATGGGATAATGGCATTACACGTACACGATACAAAACACGATAAAACTTTACAATCAACCGAAAGTAAAGTATAATATAATATAAACACTATACAACTGGAATTACAGTTGGCTTTGAATACTATGTCTGGAATTACAGACAGCACTTTATCAATTACAATAGGAGAAAATGATGAAACATAAATGATAAGGAAATAGAAATGAAGATAAGTGAAAAGACAGTTGAAATTTTAAAGAATTTCGCAACAGTGAATCCATCAATGGCATTCAAAGTAGGTAATAAAATCAGAACAGTATCTGAGCAGAAAAACATTCTTGCTCAAGCAATCGTTCCTGAAGACTTCCCTAAAGACTTTGCTATCTATGAGTTGAACCAATTCCTAGGACTAGCAAGTTTATTTGACGATGCTGAATTTGATTTTAAAGACAACAACGTAACACTAAGTGAGGGTTCTACTAAATCACGATACACCTATACGGATGCGTCAATGGTAACTGCTCCACCTGAGAAGAATATTGAATTGCCTTCTGAGGAAATTACTTTCGTTATGAAGAAGGACGTATTTGCTAGAGTTGCTAATGCAGCAAACCAATTACAATTACCTGAAGTAGTTGTTCGTGGTGATGGTACTACTGTTAAATTAGTAGCAACTGATGTTAAGAATCCAACCTCTAATGAATTTGCTGTTGATGTGAGCACAGACTCTGCCGTGTTTGACTTCGTATTTAAAGTTGAGAACTTCAAGATGATTGCTGGCGATTATACCGTCACTATTTCGTCTAAGGGAATTGCTAACTTTAAAGGTGAAATCGCACAGTACTGGATTGCTACTGAAGCAGGTTCTAAATACAACGGTTAATTGACAATTTAAATAGGAATTATATTATGACATTAAATGAACAAGATAAGAAAGATATTTTACACGTAATCAAAGATTGCTCTGACTCACTAACTCGTATGGAGGGTGAACGTGAGTTTATCAAAGAAGCAATCATTGGTTTGAATGCTAAGTATGAGATGGACAAAGGGCATATCCGTAAAGTTGTGAACATTTACTATAAGCAAAACCTTGCTGAAGTACAAGCACAAAACAGTGAAGTCGAGGATCTGTACGAAACTCTAACTGCTTAGAACTTTACTTATAGTCGGGTTTACGGTATAATATACTATATACCGTATAATATATACTATATACTTTTTGATGATGGAGAACTTGAATGGAAGACTTTTTGTGGGTCGAGAAATACAGACCCAAAACGGTTGCTGATACCGTATTACCAGCAGATCTAAAGGCAACGTTCCAGCAGTTCGTTGACAATAAAAATGTACCAAACTTATTACTAACTGGTTCTGCGGGAGTGGGTAAGACCACGATTGCTAAGGCAATGTTGGAAGAGATTGGTGCTGACTATATTGTAATCAACGGTTCAGACGAAGGACGTTTGATTGACACACTAAGAACAAAGATTAAAAACTTTGCTTCAAGTATGTCATTATCAGGTGGACGCAAATATGTTATCCTAGATGAAGCAGACTATCTGAATGCTGAGACTGTACAACCTGCCCTAAGAAACTTTATGGAGGAATACTCATCTAACTGTGGATTCATCCTAACGTGTAACTTTGTCAATAAGATTATTGCCCCGTTGCATTCTAGATGTTCAGTTGTAGAGTTTAAGATTGGTAATAAAGATAAACCTAAAATGGCGAGTGAGTTCTATCATCGTGTTTGTATGATTCTTGATTTTGAGAACATTGAATATGAAGACAAAGTCATTGCCGAAGTTATTACTAAGCACTTCCCTGACAATAGACGTGTCTTGAATGAATTACAACGATACAGTGCGAGTGGTAAGATTGACTCTGGCATCTTGGTCAACTCGTCAGATGCTAATTTCAAGACCCTGATGGATGCTCTGAAGGCAAAAGAGTTCTCTACCACGAGGAAATGGGTGGGTCAAAATATTGATGGCGACGTTGCTCCTTTCTTCCGTAAGTTATATGATACAATCTATGACCACGCAGAACCAAGTAGCATTCCCCAAATTGTAGTGACATTAGCAGACTATCAACATAAGTCAGCATTTGCTGCAGACCAAGAGATTAACACTATGGCATTATTAACCGAAATTATGGTTGATACTGAATGGAAGAAGTGATTGAGAAGTTGTGGGGGTTTGAGGTTATATTAGTTTCAACCCCTTTGTATGCTGCAAAAGAAATTCATTTAGTTGAGGGTGCTCAATGCTCACTACATTACCATAAAGTAAAGGATGAAACTTTTATTGTGATGGAAGGTGAAGTGACTATTGAACTTGAAGACGAGGTTCATCACTTAACGACTGACGATTCGTTGCATATAAAACCATACCAAAAACATAGGTTTTATGCTACCACCCCTACTGCGATGATGTTAGAAGTTTCAACCGAAGATATGGTGGAGGATTCATACCGTGAAGAAAATTCTTGTTATAGGTGATTACATCGAAGATGAATATTGGCATGCTGATATTTCTCGAATAAGTCCTGAAGCACCACACCCAGTAAATAGGATTCTTGAAAAAGAAATCCGTCCAGGTGGTGCTGGTAATGTTGTTGAAAATTTGAAAGAATTGGGTGCTAATGTTACTGCCGTTTATGGTAATAAACCTTGTAAGAAAATACGTGTTGTTTCTGATAATAAACAAATAACCCGTATGGATTTTGATAAACAATCTGCTAACATTACCGAATTCCCTATTGATGATTATGATGTAGCAATTCTCAGCGATTATAATAAAGGTTCGTTATCAGACCCGAGTACAATTATTAAGAAACTTAATGATATGGGTGTTCCGATATTCGTAGACCCTAAAGGTAAGTTCGTTAAATATGACGGTGCTGATTTTGTTGTTCCTAACACTAAAGAGATGAAGGACGGTGGAAGTTTTTCTGGTGAGGTTATTGTCACTGCCGATAAGCAGGGTGTGTGGCATAATTTTAAGAACTATCCAACAGTTGCTAAAGAAGTTTATGATGTGACTGGAGCAGGAGATACATTTATTAGTGCCGTTGCGTTTTATTACGACCTCGGTATTGAAACTGCAATTAAACTTGCCAACATATGTGCTGGTTCAGTTGTGGGTAAATTTGGAACATCAACTGTTAAGATAATTATGACTAATGGTTGTTTTGATATTCTGCATGCAGGGCATTTGGATTATCTTCGTAAGGCATCTGATATGGGTGATGTATTGATTGTTGGTTTGAATACTGATGAGAGTGTAGAACGTATTAAACGTAAACCAATCAATTCTTTAGAGGATAGGCAATCTGCCTTAGAGTGTTTACCGTTTATTGATTTGGTTATACCGTTCTCAGACAACACGGCAGAGAAATTATATAAAATGATACAACCACATACGATGGTTAAGGGTGGTGATTATGACCACGTCCCGAGTGAAGCAAAGTTTGCTAGGAATTTTGTCAGTATCCCAGTTAAATATGACACATCAACTACGAAAATAGTTGACAAAGTGAGAGGAATATAGTATAATAATATGATGAAATGTGTAATTTATGATTATGAAACGTTAAGTCAAAATGCCTTCGATGGTGTGGCATTGTCACTTGCTGGCATTGCTTATGATGAGTCTAGGTTTTTAACCAATGCATACACCTATGAAGAACTGCTCGATATGTGTGAGTATGTTAAGTTTGATGTAGCAGACCAAGTTAAGTATGGACGCAAGGTTCAGAAGGGTTCATTAGATTGGTGGAAGAAACAGTCTAAAGATGCCCAAAAGCAATTGCTACCATCAGATAATGATGTGTCAATTACTGAACTGATACCATTCTTAAATACACTTGATATCAAAAATGCTAAGAAAGTATTCACTAGAGGCAATTCATTCGATCCAGTGTTCACACGGTCAATCTGCGATTCGCTTGGATTGGTCGATCCGACTCCATGGTGGGTCATCAGGGACGTCAGGTCTTATGTGGACGGTTTTACTTATGGGACGGACATTAACCACGATTTCATACCTAAAGAACTGACGGATAAATTTGTGCAACACGATCCAGAACACGATGTAGCAATGGACGTGATGAGAATGCAATTTTTAATAAGGACAATCTATGGCAAAGACTAACCCGTTTGACTTTACAAACTCAATCAACACGTCTAAAAAGAATTTGATGCGTGGTACTGATAACGACGTACTCGCTGAGAAATCTTACAGTCCATTCCTAACTAATAGGGCATTGTCATATCATAATGATACAGTTGCTATTGCTAATGAGATGAACATCAGACACCCACTTGACAAACGTTTACAGTATGAATTTCTATTGAACATTATACGTCCAAAGAAAAGGTATGCTAAGTGGTCTAAGAAAGATAAGGGTGGAGAGGTTGACCTTATCAAAGAATATTATAAATATAACGACATTAAAGCAAGACAAGCACTCACCATTTTGACTAAACAACAAGTTGCTGAGATTAGAAATAAATTAGAGAAAGGTGGAAAGGAATAATATGAAAATAACAAAATTAAATAACGCAGTTGAAGTTTCTGACATTGACTTACATAACGATGAGGAATGTCAAGAATTAGGCAGACTTGCTGCCCAAGAGTGTGCTGTATTTATTGATGATGCCGTCAGCGAAGCGAGACTACACGAAATCCAAACTCAATGGGGAGATCCATCAAGAGCATTAATCCATAAGTATGTTGGTGAAGGCAGACTTAAAGGTAGACATTGGAGAGACTTCCGATTAAACCTTGGATACATTTCGAATGCAGTTAAAGACCAACAAGACGGTATGTGTCGTGTTAGTTATGAGGTTAATAAAAAGGGTAAACCTACTGGTATTTTCACAGACGGGCAATTAGATTGGCATAGTGACCAACAATCGCATTACGACACTCAAAGAATTATTGGACTAATGAGTTTATCAGGTTCAAAGAATAGTCAAACATCATTCCTGTGTACAGCAGAAGCATATGACAAATTAAACCAAGAAGATAAAACAATGGTTGATGAACTGACGACTGTTTGGGGATGGGACGGCGGTAAAATGGCAGCAGGACTTTCACTTGAATCGCAAATGGAACTTGTACATTATCATATGATTCCGATCGACGGAATGGAAAACCCATTAAGAGATGAAACTGCGACTGGAGTTCCTGGGATTAAATACCCGAGTC